TGTCTAAGATGCTGCAGTCATCTGGTGGTGAGGCAGCAATGAAAACCCAAGTTGGTGCTAGTATCTTAGGTATGTTGGGTGTTAATGTTACACCTGAGTCACTTCTATCTAGAGGTTTCGGTGTTATTCCAAACAGTAACAATGAATTGCTATTCAATGCAGTGACATTGAGAGACTTCCAATTCAGTTGGAGAATGAGTCCAAGAGATGAACAAGAAGCACTAGAAGTGAAGAGAATTATTCGTTTCTTCAAGCAAGGAATGGCAGCAAAAACAATGGCAAACCAAGCAGGTGCGAGAAGTTTATACCTAGGAGCACCAAACATCTTTAGACTTCAGTATCGCACTGCCGGTGGAAGTATTATAGAGGGTGTAAATAGAATTAAACCTTGTGCTGTTGTAGGCACAGCAGTCAACTATACACCAGATGGTCAATGGTCAGCATACGATGAAGGTCAACCAGTGAGTTGCACCATATCAATTCAAATGAAAGAACTCGAACCAGTATACGCATCTGATTATACTATGAATGTACTTGGATCTAGAAGAAGTAATGATCTACAGGAAACAATTGTAAATAGAGACGTACCGTTTGGTCCATTCGCTAATCCTGAAATGGCATTCCGAGATATTCCAGTAGGTGACGGAGATCTTTATCAAATTAGTCCAAACGAGGTAGGTTACTAATGTCTTATTTCAGAGAGTTACCAAATATATCTGCTGTCTCTTTACTACCAGGAAGAAAGAGAAGTGATGAAAGAGTTCTAGTCAAGAACATTTACAAGAGAGCAAAACTTAGAACTGATATTGATTTTGCAATTACTGCATTTGATTTCAGAATGATCAAGGAAGGAGATAGACCTGATACAATTGCTGCTGTAGTATATGACGATCCAGAATTAGACTGGGTGATCCTGACTACTAATAACATTATTAATATGAGAGATCAATGGCCATTAAGTAACAACGATCTTCATAGTTATATGTTAGAAAAGTATGGTTCTGAGACAGCACTTTTAGAACCTCATCACTACGAAACAAGAGAAATCAGAGATAGTTTTAATAGAACTGTTTTAGATAAAGGTCATGAGGTTGATGAAGATTATACTTTCACATACGTGACATTAAATGGTAGCACTGTAACCACAGATAAATTTACATATGATTCTATACAAGCAGATCCTGATTACGATGATGCTTATAAAAGAACTTGGGTCTTATTAGCAGACAAAGCAGCAGGTCCAGTTAGCAACTTTAAATATGAAACACTACAGAATGATCGTAAAAGAATCATCCGTATCTTAAAACCAGAATTCGTTGGTGGTTTCGTTTCAGATATGAGAAACATTATGAAGTATGAAACTTCTTCTCAGTATATCAACAGAACCACCAAGGCAACATATAACCCAAGAGAATCTGGGGTATAAAAAAACCCTCCTTGCGGAGGGCGTAAAGGTCAGGAGTTGACCAGTTTAGCAAAGTAGTTGAGGGAGTCATCTTCCTCTTCTGTATTGCTACCTGTGATATCAGGGTCATTGAATGACTTACTGCGACCTTCACTCATGTCTTCATAAGTTGCACCAGCAGCACTGGGTTCAGTGTAATCGCCACGACGCTCACGTTCCCATTGTGCTTCTTGCTCTTGAGTTTCACGGTCCTGCATCTTAGGTGTGCCCTTGAGTCCAAGAGCATACTGCAGACGCTTTTCAAGTGCAGCATAGTCCTTGAAGTTCTTAGGATCAAGGAACTCATTCAAGTCATAGAGATTGTTATAGAGTTTCTCTAGACGGTCATCATCATCGAACAATGCGCTAGGCTTGTCGAACTCAGACTTATCATAGTTCTGATAACCTTCAACCTTACGGATCTTCAGTTTGAAGTTTGCACCACTCCAGAAGTCGAAAGGATTGATTGGTTCTTCGTCATCGAACTCAGGCTTCATTGCTTCCATGATCTTGTCATGGATCTTCTTACCATACTTATAGAGGAAGACTTTACCTTCGTTGTCGGGGTTAGCAGGATCATTGACAACATAGATGTTGCTGTAATATGACAACTTACGCTTCTGCTTACGTGCTTGCTCCTTACCAGAGTCAGTGCCGTTGTTCCAAAGAGTAGAGTTGTACTCAGAGATAGGGCACTTCTGACCCAGAGTAGTCAGAGAATTTTCAATGAACCATCCGCCAGGACCTTGGAATGCATGGGTATAGACTCGTGCCCAAGGCAGTTCATTACCTTCTGCTTCGGGAAGGAAACGAATGACAGCGTAACCATTACCAGTCTTATCGACTGATGGTTTCCAGATACGCTCGTCTGCACCGTTACCTTTTTCGTTGAGTTTCTCGACAGACTTAATCAGTTTGTCGGTAAGGGAACCAGTGCGTGATTGCTTTTTAAGATTTGCGAAAGACATAGGATTAATTAGGATAGATTAGGATAAATTGGATTTGGTTTACATGTTGGGTCTTACGCTAAGTACTGTGCTGCCCAACGAAGTTATTATAGGACAGATGCCCTCAATTGTCAAGTGTTTTTTCTAGGTTTTTGATTGTGTGATCGAGTTGGTCAAAGAACTTGTCCATACCGTCAACTTCAGAGTAACCGAACATCTTTGCTGCTTCGACCACCTTCTCCTTAATTTTTAAGGCATCGGGGTCATCGGACAGAGAGATACGAAAAAAGAAAACCTTCTGCTTCTCAAGGAATGTCTTGAGTCGCTTTAGATGATCTCTTCTTTCTTCAACACTATACTCTGCAAGATGCATTAGATCGTTAGTGAGTTCTAATTGTAGTGACTCAAGTTCCATGATTGTATCACGAACTTGATCGGAGTCAAAAAATCTCATACGACTTGCTCTTTAAGAATTGACTTGTATTTCTCAACATCAATATTTAGGAATGGTTTATACTTTTTAATTTTGAGACTGACGGTATTCCACACCGGGTCTTCTAACTTCTTATCGAAGTTCTTCACGTATCCTAGAATGATATCTAAGATTACCATAGTCTCAATAGACAAAGCACCCTGCAGATATTTTTTCAATACCTCAGGGTGTGACTGTCCCTTGATAGAGAACAGTTGTTGAAAGTTTTCTTTACTTACAAAGACTTCTACTTCAGTTTTGAACATGTAACTCATAGTCTGGGATCGTTTCATCCAAGACTTTAAGTTATCCTCACCAGCAGATATGATCTCTCCAATCCACAGTCGGTCAGGGTCATCACATTCAACAAAGTTTGCTAGGAAATACTGTTTGATTTCATCATCTGTCTTCTTACGAGACATACGCTCAAAGAAGTAACGATCTTTACGATTATTATATGCCTGAACAGATGCCCTAGACTTACCAGAGTATTTAAAGTAACTATAACTCTGCTTTGTGAAATGATTTTTGAATGCTAGGTATGTTTTGTATACATCAATCGGTGTCATTTTCAATTTTAATAATCACAATGGAAGTTTTGCTCTCGTAGTCTTCTTCAGGAAGTTAAGTTGAGTAGCATCATACTTAAGTTTTTCCTTCAATGGTTTTGAAATCAGTTTACCAACAGATTCCATCTCGATCTTGTTCTCTTCACAAAACGTGAGGATAGCATCGATGTAATTGAACTTGTAAGTCTTGACTAGACTTTCAACTTCCTGTGCAAACTTTGCTTGGCACAGGAACTTCTCCTTGATCAGTTCATCAACTTGGTTCTCCATGTTCTCCTGTTTTAAACTCAACGAACTTTTTGATGTACTCTGTGAGAAGTTTAATATAGTAACCCTTGTTTGTTTTTTCGTAGACAAAGCTTTCTCCATTTTCTGCAACCATAATAGTAATTAATTTTTTAACTGGGATACCAGTCATTTCAAAATACATGCAAGCATAAGCAGTCTCTTGCACGAAATAATTTTCAATCCATTTCTCGGGTTTAATCTTGGCCGAGGTTTTAAAGTCGATGACTGCAAGTTCTCCGTCGTACTCTGCTATGCAGTCTACTCTCCCCGCAAGACCAAGATAGTCACTATACAGTGACTGTTCTATAACATGTATGTTATTTATACGGTCAAGGTTCTCCTTCGCTGAGAGTAAGAGAAACTTAGTAGAGGGGAGCATATCAATGTCCTTGATAGGAACATTCTTAATGTATTGCTCTACAGCATCATGGAACTTTGTCCCACGAAATGTAGATTCTCTAAGAATTTTATTTGCTGCATCGTTCCCAACTTTCTTTCTCCAGTTAACGAAGACTTCACGGTTATAGAAACTAGTGACGGAGGTGATAGATGGATACATCTTTCCTGATGGAACTTCGTAAAAACGAGTCCCATCAATCATGGTTGCTTCTAAATCAGTTTCACCTTTTAAATTATCTAGATGGACAAACATTAAATACCGAGTGCAATTTTAGTCATGATGTAGTTACGAACAAATCCAGATCTAACAATATCATTAACGTCGTACTCTACACAAGTAAAGTCATCAGTCATTGCTTGGATGATCTTCATGAAATCAAGGATTCCATTCCGCTCGTTGGTCTTCACTAAGTCAGATTGTGCTGCGTCTCCACAGAAAACAATCTTACAATTTTCACCAACTCTGGTTATTATACTATCAAGTTCATGAAAATTCAAGTTCTGCATCTCGTCAACGATGATGATGCAGTTATCCATGGTCGTTCCACGAATGAATGATGTAGACCAGAAGCGAATAGTCTCCTGTGCTTTGAGTGCTCCATAAAGCATCTCAAATTCATTCTCATCCTGCATCTCAAACATATACTTTACCATATTCTTATATGGAATTTGGTAAAGTGCTGCCTTGTCATCATGGTCTCCAGGAAGGAATCCAATCTCACGAGTAGAAACAAGAGAACGAACCACATATACCTTTTCATAAGGTGTGAATTGATCTAATACATCTTTAAGTGCAAGGTAGAGTGCAACAAAAGTTTTGCCTGTACCTGCTGCACCATAAGCAAACATGTTTTTGCCTGCCCGATATGCCTCAAAGAACTTTTCTTGGTTATCTGTTAATGGTTTAATGTCAACCATTAAATCAGAATTGATTGGTTTCTTTCTCTTCAGTTGTCTTGAACTCATACTGCCGACTCCAACGCTGGAACCGCCTTTTCTTTTTTTAGCTGGCATACTTAGATCTTACTAATGTTAGCACCTGGGACCGTTTTGACCTTGGCTAGAACTTCGTTCCATCCAGGATTCTTCTTACGAAGTTTATCCTTCCATTCACCGATTTCACCTGAAGCAGGACAGGTAGATGGATCACTCCAGTCTCTCTTCCAATCAGGATTGTCTTCACACCACTGAGACCATTCAGTGATACTCATTACGATTTCTTTTTGTTCACCAGTCTCTTTATGGACTACTGGATATGTTGCCATGGTTACAAAACTCAATGAATTATTTATTATACCCAATCAAGGGCTTCAGAAACAGTAGGGAACTGTTCCATGAATACTGTCTTCGCATCCTCTGCGACCTGCATGTGCTCCTTCTGGGTGCCGTTAGCAGTCCTCAGAGTTATATAATGTATCCATGACCTACATGAGCCGGTCATGTAAATTTTGGTGGGTGTGCAGAGAGGAAGCACATTTCTTGCACATTCCTTTGCCACACCACGCTCAAGCATCTGCTGATACAATGCCATGGAGGAGTCAAACAGAGTCTGCATTTGCAGTTCCATGTTCTGAGTTATGAAAGGATCAAGGTCATCAATCGAGTTCTGACGATTCTTTGTATCCTGACGGCGGAGTTCAGGCAGAGGAATCTTGCTACTAAGCAAAGATGAATCTGCATACCGTTGTGAAAATTCTTGATATGTGAAACTTCTATGACGCAATATCTGAGCCGCAATAGCACGGGTTGTCTCAATCTCTAAGGTCATAGTGGATTGTTCAAACACAGACCAGTGGTTGTGCTTGATACAGTAACGTAAAAGACCAGCGTACTTGTCGTTCTCCTGGTTACTGGGGTTGGAAACTCTAGCGATATACGCCATGGTTTTTTCTGCGTCAGGAGTAACGCTTACTAGTTGTGCTCTCATAGTTCAGTCGGGATAACCATCATCGTCTTCAAAAATCTCATCGTAGTCGCCTACAATTGTAGTATTTCTCTCATATGTATATGCTTGTACATCCGAGTGAACCTCAGACTCCAAAGCATCGACAAGAGACTTTAAATTACGTACAATGAGTTTTAGTTTTTGTTTGTCCATAAACTCAATTACAGTATCCATACATTCTACACAAAAAAAGCGTGTCTGTCAAGACACGCTTCGTATATTAATTTAATAGTCTCCTACATATTCGTTTACATACCGATTGAGAATCATCGCACTCAATCAAACAATCAAAATAGTCATCTGCTAAATCC